GGAATTACTAGAGTATTTTTAGAAAGTTCAGGAACAGATAATACCTATCTTTATATGGCTGGAGTAGTTTGCGAGGGAGAGATTGAAGAAATACAAGAAATTTATATTGATGATAAAAAAGTAACATTTAATGGTGCATTAACAGATGGCACAGTTAGAGAAGTAGATAGTTCAGATTCTAATTTTTATAAAGATAGTTCGCATATTCAAGTACAAGCATTTTATGGAACAGATAATCAAGTAGCATCTTCAATATTAACTAACTCTACTAATTGGACATCTAATCATAGATTAAGAGGAGTTTGTTATTTAGCTTTTAGGTTTAAATGGAATCAAGATATATTTAGTTCAATACCACAAGTAAGAGTTACTTTAAAAGGAAGAAAAGTATATGACCCAAGAACTGACACAACTGCATACACATCAAACTCTGCTTTAATATTGTTAGACTATTTAAGAAATACTAGATATGGAAAAGGACTACCGAATAGTGCATTTGAATCTGATTTTGCATCTTTTAAAACTTCTGCTGATGAATGTGAAACTCAAATAACACCATACACAGGTGCAGATCAAATAAACTTATTTGAAACTAATGCAGTTATAGATACTGACCAAAAAGTAATTGAGAATGTTAAAAAACTTCTTAATCCAATGCGATCATTATTCACTTATAATAATGGTGTTTATAAACTTAAAATTGAGGGTACAGGCACAGCAGTTAAAACAATAACATCAGATCATGTTGTAGGTGGTGCTAAAGTTTTAGGAGAAAGAAAAAATAATAAATACAATCGTGTAATTGGTACATTTGTTAATCCTGATAAAAATTGGCAAAATGATACTGTATCTTTCCCCCCAGCAGATGACACTATTGTTGCAACTGAATTTAAACACGCAACAATGTTAGCACAAGACAATGGAACTTTATTAGAGGGTAACTTTCAATTTCCTAATGTAACTAATAAATTTGGTGCAGAGGCATTATGCGAAGTCATTTTACGAAGATCAAGAAATCAACTACAAATACAATTAACATTAACATCAGAATTTTTAGAACTAGAAATTGGAGATATAGTTGCAATCACATATCCAAGTGGTGGGTTTAATGCTAAACCATTTAGGGTATTAGGACTAGAAATAAACGAAGACTTAACTGTTAATGTTCAATTATTTGAACACCAAGATAACTTTTATACTTTTAATGAAAAGAATCCTATACCAACTATTGCAGATACTATTTTACCTAATCCTAATTCAATTCAGCCACCATCATCAGTTACATTAACTGACGATCTTGTTGAATATAATGATGGTACAGTTATCACTCGTTTAAATGTTTTAATTGGTGCATCAACTGACCAATTCATAGATCAATACGAAGTAGAGTTAAGACAAGATACTGATAGAAATGCTACAGCAGTTGTGGATAATTTTAAAGTTGTAGGTAGGGGTGTTGCATTAAGACACCAAGTATTGAATGTAATTGATAATGCCACCTATACAATTAGAGTTCGTGGAATAAATGCTTTAGGAGTTAAATCTACTTATGTTACAGAACAAAGACAAATAATTGGTCAAACAGCAGTTCCACAAGATGTAGAAAACTTTTCAATTAATGTTCTTGGAGATCAGGCTTTGTTGAGTTGGTCGGCTATACCTGACCTCGATCTTGATTACTATGTATTAAAATTTAGTACAGATTTAGTCAATCCAACATGGCAAAACTCTATTGACTTAGTAGATAGAATTGCACGACCAGCCACAAGTGTAACTCTACCCTTACTTACGGGTTCTTATCTTATCAAAGCACAAGATAAACTAGGTAATCAATCTTCTAATGAAACTATTGTAACCACTAATATTGCATCTGTAAATTTTATCACTCAAACTACTATTAATGAACATACAGCATTTACTGGAACTAAATCTGGTGTTGAATTAGTCACTAGAGATTCAACTAATTTTATTGGATTAACTGCAACAGGTACTATTGGAGATACTGCAACTAGAGTACCAGCAACAGGAACTTATGAGTTTGCAAATACAATAGATTTAGGTGCTAAATTTAAAGGACAATTTACAGCATCAGTTACACAATTTATTGAAGATGTTTCCGAAGTATTTGATAATGGAAGACCAACAGCAACTACCTTATTTGATGATGGAAGACCAAACCCTTTTGATGGTACAAGTTCAGGAGATGCACATACTATATTAGAGATTTCAACAAGTGATGATGATGTTACTTATTCAGCTTTTAAACCATTTACTATTGGAGAACATATAGGTCGTTATTTTAAATTTAGAGTATTATTTACATCTGATAATTTAAAAGCTAGAGCATTAATTGAAACATTAACTGTAACAGCTAGTTTATCTAAAAGAACTGAAAGTGGTAATGATATTAGTTCTGGTACAGGTGGAAAAACTATAACTTATGATTTTGGATTTAAACTAAATCCAGCAATAGGTATCTCGGCTCAATCAATGGATAATGGAGACTATTATAAAATAACTTCTAAATCTACCACAGGCTTTACTATTGAATTTTTTGATAGTTCTGATATTAGTATTGACAGATCATTTGACTATATCGTACAAGGAGTAGGACAAGTAATAATTTAATTATGGCACAGGTATCACAAATAACTTTAAACAATGTAACATTTGCTCAATTTAGAAGTGATCTAAATGATAGTTTAAATGCACTTAATTCAAATCATGTAGGTTCATCTCAACCAACAAACGCAACAGAGGGTATGATTTGGATAGATAATTCTGTTGCTGGAACAATCACTATGAAAATAGTAGATGCTGATGGAGATGACCAAACTCTTTTTTCAATTAACACTTCAACAAATGCTGTAACACTTCCAAGTTCAGTTTCTATATCAGAGGCTGACCCAAGTGCTATACCATTTGCAATCGCTTTAGGATAATAATATGGCTAATAATTTTAATGATGCACAAATAAGTTTAACAGATGCAACTTTAACTGATGTATATACCGCAACTAATAAATCATTAGTAATTGCTGGAACAATATCTAACACCACAACTACTTCAATAAATGTTAGTTTAAAAAAATATGACGATTCAGCAACTGCTGGAAAATTCATATTTGAAAATGTTCCATTACCAACAGGTTCATCTTTAGAATTACCTAAGATAGTTTTACAAACTTCTGATAAAATCCAAGCACAATCAGATGATGCTTCAGGTAATGCTGATGTTCATTTACAACTTTTAACAGATGTATCGTAATGAGTTATATAGGTTCAAAACCAGCAGATGCAGTTTTAGAAACTGATGATATTACAGATGGTGTAATTACTACATCTAAACTAGCCGACAACTCTGTAACTACTGCTAAGACTTCTTATTCTGATGCACCATTCAGAAACATCATCATCAATGGAGATATGAGTATTGCTCAAAGAAGCACAAGTGTAGCTTCTATAAGTTCTGGCTCTGCTTATAATACTATTGATAGAATGAGATTTGGAGTAAGTGGTTTAGGAACTTGGACACAATCTCAAGATACTGATGTGCCAACTGGTCAAGGTTTTGCTAAATCATTCAAATTAGATTGTACAGCAACAGGCACACTAGGTGCTTCTGACTATTTATTTTTAAATTATAATATTGAAGGTCAAAATTTACAGTATCTTAAAAAAGGAACTGCAAATGCTGAAAGTCTTACACTTTCGTTTTGGGTTAAATCAAATAAAACTGGAACATACACTTTTGAATTAGATGATAATGATAATGGTAGAAGTATTAGTAAAACTTACACAGTAGATAGTGCTAATACTTGGGAAAAGAAAACTATTACCATTGAAGCTGACACAACAGGAACTTTAGATAATGATAATGCAACTAGTTTAAGATTTTATTTTTGGTTAGGTGCTGGAAGTAATTATACATCTGGTACTTTACAAACTTCATGGCAAAGTACAACTGATGCAAACAGAGTTTCATCTTCAAATGTCAACCTTGCAGATAGCACATCAAACGAATGGTACATTACAGGAGTACAATTAGAAGCTGGAACATCAGCATCTGATTTTGAGTTCTTGCCTTATGATGTGAATTTACAGAGATGCTATAGATACTGTTATAGAATCAATGGTAATGCAACAGATGAACAATTAACATCAACTGGTGGATTTAATTTTTCTACATCCATAAGTTCTATAAATTATACTTTTCATCCACCATTAAGAGCTGTACCTACTGTTTCTGAATCTAATTCACTAGAACAAGTAACAAATGCAGCTATGTCATTAAGTAGTCTTTATGATGATAATCAAGTTGGACATTGTAATTCAGTGGGAGTTGTATTTAGTGCAGATAGTGGAACTCCATTTACTACAAATAATTATTCAAATATGAGATTACAAAATACTACATCAGCTTTTATAGAATTTGATTCGGAGTTATAGTTATGATTAATAGTGTAGAAAAAATATATAGACCAGATAATTCAGGAAAATTTTGCTTTAAAGTAATTGATACAAATAACAAAATTATATTTGTACCAAATAACGAAGCAAACCGACATTACCAAGCAATACAAGAGTGGATAGCAGATGGTGGAACAGTAATAGATAATGGGGGTCAAGAATAATGGGAAATTACATAGGCCGATCTTTAGA